CGGCACGGACAACGCGGCGTGCTCCGGAATCTTCTGGTATTAGGAGAGTCAGATGGCCCTGAAGGTAATCACGCCGCCTGCCACGGAACCGGTGACGGTAGCCGAAGTGAAGGCGTACAGTCGGATCTTAGAGACCAACGCAGAGCCTGCGCCAGGCGCACCTACCGTCGCGCTCGCCGGCGCGGGTGCTGGGAACGTCGAAAACGGCGCGCACCGTTATCGCGTGACGTTCGTTACCGCGGACGGGGAGACGGAGGGCGGCACGATCTCCGCGGCGGTCACCGTGGCAGATAAGACGACGAACGGGAAGGTGGCGATCTCCGCGATCCCAACGGGAGGTGGCGCGGTCACGTCGAGGAAGTTGTACAGGACGGAGGCCGGCGGGACTACGTACCTCTTGCTGGCGACGATCGCCGACAACACGACTACCACGTACACGGACAACGTCGCGGACGCGACCCTCGGTGCCGGATGTCCTTCGACGAACACGACGGCAGACCCGCTCCTGAACTCGTTCATCAAGACGGCCCGACTCGCCGCCGAGAACATCACTCGGCGCGCGCTGATCACGCAGACGTTGGAGCTCGTCCTTGACGCGTTCCCGCCGGCAGGAATCTTTCTTCCCCTTCCGCCGCTCCAATCCGTTACGTCCGTCAAATACATCGACGAGGATGGCGTGGAGCAGACGTTGTCGACGGACCTGTATGACGTGGACACGGATTCCGAGCCGGGCAAGGTTGTTCTCGAATCGGGAGAATCGTGGCCGACGACGTACGACCAGGTCAACGCGGTCCGGGTCCGTTACGTCGCCGGGTACGGCGCGGCCTCTGCGGTCCCCGAAGACGTGAAGACGTGGATGAAACTAAGAGTCGGCACCATGTACGAGAACCGCGAGGCGATCATCACCGGCACGATTACATCCGACGTCCCGCGCGACTTCGTCGACGGGCTGCTCGACGCCGTGAGGATCTACGAATGAGAGCAGGGCGCCTCCGCCACCGCGTCGAGTTGCAATCCACCACATCAACGTCCGATGGCATGGGCGGCATGACGGTTACGTGGTCCACGCAGGAGACCGTCGACGCAGAGTTCCTGAACGAGATGGCGGTCGAGAGGATGCGCGCGGCGGCACAGACGATGGTGATCACGCACGGGATCCGGATCAGGTACTACGAACCGCTGCGGGCTACGTGGAGAATCAAGTTCGGCAGCAAATACCTCTCTATCGTCGGCATCGTAGATGAAGGAGAACGCCACATTCGGATGGACCTGGCGTGCAAGGAGGTCGAGGCGTGAAGAACCTCGCGACCGCGATCTTCTCGAAGATATCTGGAAGCGCGTTCGAGACTTCGATCGGCGGGAGGCTGTACCAGGGGGCCGTGCCGAAAGGCCAGAATCCGCAGTGGCCGTACTCCGTCTTCTTCGGGGTGTCTGACGTGCCGGCGGACACGTTCACGGAGAAGTTGGAGGACGTATACGTTCAGTTCTCCGTCTTCTCGTCCGGGGCGTCGACCGGAGAGGCTCACGATACCGTCGCCAACCTTCGCGCGCTGTTCGACGACGCGACGCTTTCGATCACCGGGAATGTTCACCTGATGATGCAACGGGTCGGGGGAGACCCCACGCCGAGGCCCGTCTTCGATGACACGGAGAGCGGCGAGGGGCAATACTGGCAGATGGACACGGAGTACCGAATCCTCATAAAACGAAACTGAAAAGGAGAGCGGTGTTGATTTCAATCGTGATTCCGGTGTTGAACCAGCACGAGATGACCTTTAATTGCCTGGATACTATCCGCGAGGCGACTAGCGGAGACTACGAGATCATCCTCGTAGACAACGGATCGGATCCGCCGATCGCGAAGCACTATATGGGGTTCGTCGACGTGACGCTGATCCGCAACGAGACGAACCTCGGATTCCCAGTGGCGGTAAACCAGGGCGTGCGGGCGTCGAAGGGCGACGCGATAGTCCTTCTGAACAACGACGTGTTCGTCACGCCAGGATGGGCTGAAAGGTTGATGGCGCACCTGTACCGGTTCTCCGTCATCGGTCCGATGACGAACTACTGTGCCGGCAAGCAACGGATCACACTGCCCGCCTACGAGGACAGGGCGTCGCTGTTCGAGATTGCATCGGAGTACGCCGACGGACTTGCGGGACAGGCGACGGAGGCGAACTGGATCATCGGATTCTGCTTCGCGTTTCGAAGGATGCTGTTCGACGAGATTGGCGAGTTCGATGAATCGATGTGGCCGTGCAGCGGAGAAGAGATCGACTTCTGCTACAGAGCGCGGCAGAAGGGGCATCTCGTCGGCATCGCTCGCGACGTTTACGTGCATCACGAGGGAAGCGTGACGTTCAAGGATCTTGAACGAGAAGGCACGTGCGACTACGGCGCGACATGCGACGCGACGTCCGATGCCCTAAAGAAGAAGTGGGGGGATGATTTCTGGAGGAAGCAGGTAGTCCGCGGAGTCGAATCATCCGAAGGACTTCGGCTCAACCTTGGGTGCGGACGGTTTCCGTTAGCCGGTTTCGTCAACATCGATCAGGACATGGATGTCAATCCGGACCTGACGTGCAGTATCCTGTCGCTTCCGTACGAGGCGGGGACGGTCGATGAGATCTACGTCGGACACTGCCTGGAGCACTTCGACTACAGGGACGGAGAGGCCGCGCTCGCGTACTGGTTCCATCTCCTGCGTCCGGGGGGACAGATATCGATCAGCGTGCCGGACTTCGACGTGCTCGCGACGGAGTACGCAAGGAACCCGTCGCCAACGAAGCTCCGCGAGTTCAACGATCTGTACATTTACTCGTACCGGCAGAAGTCTCCTCATAAGTACGCCTACAGCGAAGGACTACTCCGCGAGGTGATGACGACCGCCGGTTTCCTCGACCTCGAAAGGATGCCAGTGAACCACAGATATTTTCCGTACCCCGTGACGTGGCAGGTAGGCATCCAGGGGGTGAAGCCGTGAGGATCAGTAACTTCCGGCTCGGCATCGCGCTTCCCCTGACGCACCACATGGTCCCGTCGGCGTTCTTCGACTCCTTCGTCTCGATGGAGAAGCCTCCGTTCATCTACATGCGGACGAGCAACGGCCCGATCGACGAGATGCGCAACGCGCTTGTCCGTGACGCGATGTCGGCGAACTGTACGCACCTCCTGATGGCTGACACAGACCAGTGTTACCACCCGGAAACAATCACGCGACTTCTGTCGCACAAGAAACCCATCGTCGGTTGTCTCGTATACAGACGCTATCCGCCGTTCGATCCTTTGATGCTCCGCGGAGAACTCGGAAAGTATCAGACGGTCGCAGAGTGGGAGCCAGATTCCCTCGTGGAGGTCGACGCGACCGGGACGGGATGCCTGTTGTTCGACATGCAGGTGTTCCGGGATATGCCAGCGCCGTGGTTCCGTTTCCGGAAGGACGTCGGTAGCGGGAAGCCGGTTGGAGAAGACATCGGCTTCTGCTCGGACCTCCGCGCCGCCGGGTACAGGATCTTCGTCGACACGTCCGTCCCTGCCGGCCACCTGTCGCAGATGATGATCACGGAAGGGACGTGGCGGCTGTACAACCGGTTGAAGGAGGCAGAGGCGGGCGAAGGCGCGCATCGAATCGTGCATGACGTGGTAGTCAAACCATCATAACAACAGGAGGGACGGGCTATGGCGTTCAAGGCAGGCAACAACGCGAAGGTGAAGCTCGGAGCGAACACGATCGTCGGCATGGGCAACTGGGAACTTCCGGGAATCTCCACGGATCTTCTGGAAAGCACCGCGTTCGGAGACACGGCGAAGCAGTTCATGACCGGGCTGCTGGACTACGGCAACGTGAACTTCGGCGGGCTGTACGATCCTGCGGACACAACGGGCCAGGACATCCTGATCTCCGCGAACAAGAACAACAGCAAGATCGGGAACCTCCGGCTGTACGTGGACAACACGTCCTACTGGACGCCGAACGTCACGGTGGACTCCGACGCGGGGATGCTCGTGCAGTCCGTCGCGATCGGGATGGACAAGAGCAACCTGGGGACGATCAAGTTCTCCGGCAAATGCACGGGGCCGTGGGTGCTCGTCTAACATTCTGAAAGGGAGGATCTAATGCATTTCGATCTTGAGGCGTCGCAAGGCGAGTGGTTCAACTTCTTCGGGTCGCACGTGGATCCGAATACTGGCGTCTGGACCTACGAGGAACCGGTGTCGGACGCGAAGGTGCAGTTGCGGAACATCGGTCCTTTCCTCGACGAGCGGTATGCCAAGCGGAAGAAGATCGTCGAGCACGTCTTCAATCCGAAGACGCGCGGCATGGAACGCATCTCGTACTATCCCGACCTCACGCCGGAAGAGGCGAAGGCGGAGCGCGAGGAGATGATCGACTACGCCATCGTCGACATCCAGAACTTCAAGAACAGCAAGACCGGGGAAGTCATCGCCTGCACGCTCGAAAACAAGTTGGCGTTAATGAAGGTCCCCGTGTTCGACCGATTCGTCGCGCGGTGCTGGCAGATCATGGGAGCGGCCGGGATCAAGACGGCGGAGGACGCGGAAAAAAACTGATAGAGGTCGCGCAGTGGCGGGTGGACCAGCAGCCGAACTGCGCGACCTGCAAATCCATCAACGCAGGCATGGAGCCACCGCAGGATCCGCCGTGCGAAACCTGCCGGCCCGTCACGCTCGAAGAGAACGAGGAGGCGATCTCGCTGTACTCCGTCGTTCAGAACCAGTGGATCATGGGACCTGGCGGCCCTGTTGACATCAACCACGTTGCCGTATGGGAGGCGATCGACCGGTGCGGTGCGCAGGATGGTTCAAGAACGTTCCGAAAGATCCTCGCGCTTTCAAAGTGGATGCTCGCCAGGATCAACGAGAAAAACAACAAGGAGTAACGAATGCCGGTGCCGACGACGAACCCAGTCATCAAGGAGATGCTCGACGCGCTAGGACTTGAGCACGTTACGGCATTCGAAATCAAGTTCGAGACGAAGAGCCTAGTAGCGGTGAATGTGACTTTGTTCCCGACGATAGACGGTCTGAAACAGTTTCCGGCGATCCTCAAGAAGTACAAGTTGGTGCCGCGTGACGAGGTTGTCGATGTGTCGACGCTCGGGACAGAGTGCGAGGTGTTTCAGAAGGCAGAGGATCCCTGATGCGCGTTTCCTACTGGAATCCAGAAGAGTTAGCTCCGCAGATCATGAGCGGGGCGATGGAGCGGATCAAGAAGGCTGCGCTTG